TCAGAAGGAGCCGAAGTCGCCGCGCCGCGGCCGGTAAGCGCCGAACGGCTCGACCGTGACGCGGGCCAATCCCGAGAAGCCCAGCGCATGGGCCGCCGCCGGCGTCAGATCGATGATGCGGCCGCGCACGAACGGGCCGCGATCGTTGATCCGCACTGTGATGCAGCGCGCAGGCTCCGCGCCGGCGCGGCACACTTTTGCTAAAGTGCCGAACGGCAACGTGCGGTGCGCCGCCGTCATGGCGCGCGGATCGAAGCGCTCGCCATTCGCCGTGCGGCGTCCGTAATCGTAGACCGAGGCGATGCCGCTCTCGGCCCGCGCCGCAGCGCCGGCCGCAATCCCGAGCGCCAGCGCGAGGATCGCGGCCTTCATGCCGCGGCCGCAGGTTGCGGCGCCGGCGCAAACGGCACGAAATCGCCGAAATCGCCGTTGGCCTCATCGGCGTCGGCATCGATGCCGCAGAATGTCGCGGGCACGTGCTGGCGCAGCGACCAGGTGTTTGCGGCAAGATAGGCTCGCGAGCCGCCCCACCCCATCGAGCACGACAGCCACGACAGATCCGCGAGGCTCGCCGCGAGCGCCGCCTCGCAGACGTCGCCCGAGCCATAGACGCCGCGGCGATAGGGCGCGTCGGCTTCGGCAAACGCCGCGGTAATCGCGCTAAAATACGGCAGCACAAGTTTTCTGATCTGCGCCGCGCTCGCATCCGTATCGACGGCAAAATAGATGCATGCGCCGGCCGGCGCGCCGACGCTCGCAGCGTATGTCGCGCACCATTCGCCGTCGCGCTCGCCGGCGCCGCCTGAAATGGCGCCGTGCGCATAGTCGCCCCAGCCCTCGCAGACCAGCGCGAGCCGCAAGCCTGCCGCAGCGATTGCGTGGGCCTCCGCAGGTTTGACGCACTTTTCGCCGAGCGGATTGATCGGCGACAGATAACGAATGACCGTCTTGATCCCGGCCGCCTTGAGCGCAGAAAGATGCCGCGTGGTGTCGTGATTGGTGTCGATGATCTCGCTCATCGCGATTCCTCCGTTGTTAAACGTGTGCGCGTTGTCGGCGCGGCCGCGCAGGTGCGGCCGCGGTCTCCATTCGGCATTCGAGGTGACGCAACGATCTGGATTTCGCCGTCGGCGTGCGGGCACGCCCGGCACCGCACCGGCTTTATTTGGTCCGGCGGCGAGCCCGTGCTGGAGACAGGCCGCCCGTTCATCAGGCGCTTATGGGTGGAAGAGGCCGATGGCGGCCGAGATGACGATAGCGGCAATAACGAGCCAGATGGCCACAGCGGCGCAGAAGCACAAAACGCGCTTCATCGAGCGATTCCGAAAATTTGGTAAGCCGTGAGCAAAAGACTGCTGCGCGATGCAGCCGACCCCCGTTACGCCAGATCAACGTCCGCGATATGCGCGCTCGGTAACAATCAAAGTTCGGCCGAGAATTGCCACGATGACGAGCCCGCATTGTAGGCAACAATCAGACCGCCGACGTTGAATCCGGAAGCCATGACATCGGCTTGAAACACGGTTGCGGTCGTGTAATTCGTACTGATCGTGCTGCTGGTCCCGGTATGGGTGCCGTCGTAGAGCCCGACACCCGATATCGTCACGCTCGGCGCCGTTCGCATCGCGACCGGCAGCGGCCCGGTCATGCGCGCAGCCAGCGTCTGGCTTGCGTTGCCTATGCCGCAGGCACCGAAAGTGGCAAAGCCTTGGAAATATCGCTGGCACAATGCCAGTTCGGTGGCGACCGGCCGCAGCTCCGGCGCCGGCGGATTGGCATTGAGCCCGGTCGGAACGCCGTTGGTGACCCGGATATCGCACTCGGTGATCTGGACTGATTTGCCGGACGATCCGAAATTATTGCCAAAGTCGAACGCGATCTCGAGTCCATTGTAGGACGCGGCATTTGCCTGGAAGGTGTAAGAGACGAGCGTCCACGCCGACGCCGCACAGACCTGCAACGAGACGGCGTTCACGTCGGCGGTGACCGAGGCGTAATTGTCCTGCGCACTCGGCCGGTTGACGGTGAGCTTCGGCGTGATGCTGCCGCCGGTATTGTTGAAGAGCTGCGCCTGCACCGTAACGGTCTGGCCGCAGAAGGCCGCCGCCATCAGGCTTTCGATGCGCTGCTTAATGGTAAGATCGGTGACCGCGCTCGCGCCCGTGACCTGCAGGCTCGCCTTGGTCACGAGCCGGCCGCCAGCCTGCGCGGCCGTGACGCTGGCGCCGGACGGCAGCACGATCCAGCCGTCTGCGGTGTAGGCGCCCGAAGTGGTCGAGGTCAGCCCGGACGTGCCGCGCTGCCATACGTCCATCGTGCCGTTACGGAATTTGTTGAGAAAGCCGCCGGCGATCTCCGACAGCCGCGCGGCGGGCCAGCCGCCGGCCGTGGTGCCGTCCTGCACCACAACGCGATTATTGGTGGCGTCGACGTTCATCTCGCCGGCCGCGCCGGTGAAGGCGGCCATCTGCGATTGCGTACCGCGCCGGAATTGAACCTGTACGGCTGTGGTCATGTGATGCTTTCCTATGCGGCGCCGAAGTCGGCGTCCCATTCAACTGCGAGAACAAGAGAACTGCCGAAGTCGTCGCTCACTGCCGGCGCGGCCGCCACCGGGCCGAAATCGAGCAAACTTGCGGTCAACATCGCTTCGGCGACCGGGTGGTCCGCGCCGCCGCCGGTGGGCGTGTAGGTATAGGCGGCGCACGATGACAACGCCTCGACGCCGCCGCCGAACACATTGAACGACTGGAATTTCAGGAAAAGCGTTTGGCCGATATATTGCGGCGGCAGATCGTATTCGAAGATCGCGTTATCGAGCCGTGCGAACCGCGCACCGGAAGCGTGCGCGGCCAGTCCCGAATTGTAGAGTCCGCGATAGAGCGTCGTCAGCGCATAGCAATGCGCCGATGTCAGCGTCGCGGTCTCGTAGGAAACCAGTTCCGTATCGACGATGCACAGCGTATTGCCGAGCGCCGCATCCGTCGTACTGCCGCTCGACAACGCGCCGCCGCTTTCGGCGAGATCGACTGCCAGGCTGTTCGCAGTGTCCGGATTGGTACCGCTAAACAGCGCCAGCGCCGCGGTGATCGTTCCCATCCGCGCCGGCTGGGAGATGGTGCCGATCTGGCTGTACGAGGTCCCATCGAGCGACAGCCAGACATTGCAGCCGCCCCAGTTCGGATCGGCGGCACCGCCGGAGCCGCCCGACACCGCGATCCACACCTGAGGTGTCGCTCCAACGAGCGACGCCGGCGGCTCGAAAATGATCGGCGCATTGACGGCGTCCGCGGTGACATTCCGATTGATCGGGTTGTTGACAACCGGTTGCGTCGGATAGAGCGTCGCGGTCGCCACCCCCAACGGAAATTCTTCCGCGGTCACGCTCAGGAATCCGTTGTCGTCTTCCTCGATTTCAGTGATGCGGATTGGAATATCGGAGAGACCCAAGATGGGGTCGCTCACCGTCACCAGGTCCATGGGATCGAGCAGGCAATATTCCCAGGACAGGCGGAACTTGTACGTGTTGCGAATGTAAACGGCCCGCTGCACCATGAGCTGGCCACAGATCGCGGCGACATCGTAATCGCAGATTTCGTGCGCGGTGACAGTCGGCGCAATGCGCATGCCGTAGAGTTCGATCGCGCTCTGATCGCGCGATTCGATCGTCGTCAGATTATAGGCATTGCTGCGGTCAGCAGCCTCGAGGCGCCACACATTATAGGCCGCGTATGGATCGGAGCGCGACACCTGCAGGGGATCTTCGTTGTCTTCAAGCTTGAAGTCGTCATCGTCGAGATTGTAGATCGGCGTCACGTTCGGCGTGTAGGTGACGCCATTACCGCTGACCGGCGTATCGCCGTAAGGAATGAAACGCAGCAGGCCGCCCGACCAGACGGCCGCCGTGTTGGTCAGCTGCAGCCAGCGCGTCAGGATCGACGACGCCTGCTCCTGATCGACAAGACAAGGCGACAGCGCCAAACCGATTGCGCGGCAATAGGTCTGATAAGCCGCGTCTGTTCCGCTCTGGGTGAACAGTGTCGTGGCATCGATGCTGCCGCCCGGCAGACCGACGCCGAATTGCGCATCGGTCAGAAAGTCGCTGACGCACAGCGCGGGGTCGGCATCGACAAACGAAAAGCCGGAGCCACTGCCGACCTGATCCAGAGAATTATAAGCCAGTTGTCCGTAGCCGCTGCCGTATCGGAGGCCCTGCACCTCAAAGTTATGGTTGTCCAGCGTCGCGTTGTCGCCAAGGCCATAGTTCTCCGCCGCCAGATAGGCGGTGCCCTCATAGCCCAGCGCCTGCGCCGGATAGGCCGCGGCCACATAGCCCCACGGCGCCTGCGGATCCGTTCCGGTAAACAGCGATAGCCCGAGCGCCGCCAGCGTGTAGACGGATTGGCCCTTCCAAACCTGATTGATGCCGGCGATCGCGCCCTCGCACAGCGCCATGATCACGGATGCGCTGTATGTCGTCTCGCCCTGACCGCTGCTGAACAGGCCTCCCTTGCCGCCGCTATTGGCATAGTTCGTGACAAAGTCATTGTACCAAACGATATTGGGGGCGAGCTTCGACATCCCCCACACGATCGGAATCGGCAGCGTGTTGACCGCTGTCTGAATCTGCAGCCCGGTATAGTCCGGCGTCGTGACCGGCTGACTGCCGCCGAAAAGTCCGCTCATTTTTCAATGGCGCGCAAAATGCCGCCCTCCAACCCATTTTGCGCGCCAGACCAATTTTCACGCGAAACGCTCGCGCCACCCTCCAACCCGCTCGCGTGTCGCATGTTACCTGCCCAAAAACTGAAGAAGCGTGGCTTGCGCGCCGGGTCGGACAGCGGGCCGCTGCGATCGACTTCATCTTCAATGACGCGCCGCGCCGGATGATAGGCATGCACGATCGCAAGCGGCGCGGCCGCCGTGACGATACCGCCATGCGAATAGCAACGGCCGAAGCGAAGCACCATGACGTCGCCGGGCTGCGGATTTTCGATCTCGCAACAGCGACCGAATACAAAGCCGAGATAACGTTCCTCGCTGCGGTGCAGATGCCAATCCGCCGGATAGGGCCGCGGATCGAACGGCGCACAGAGCCCGGTGTCGACAAACACGCGGACGATCAGCATGCCGCAATCGACGCCAGTGCCTTTGATGTCGGCGCAGTTGTGGTATGGCGTACCAATCCAGGACCGCGCCTCGGCGACCACCACCGCGCGCTGCTTTTCTTCGACATCGAGCATGTCAGATCGCCATCTGCGGGGGCGGCACGTAGGGAAAGCCGCGGAAGTTTGCGAGATTGTTGAACTTGCTCTGGCAAGTGCCCGGGGTGTGATCGCAACCGTAATAGACCGTGAAGCCGTCGCCGGCTGCCGGCGCGCTTTCGAGCGGATAGAGCAGCTTGAGCGAACTGCCCGGGGCGACCGACCCGACCGTCGCCGTGACGCCGGCATTCGCTCCGGATGTGAACGTGATCGAGCCTTGCTGGAAATTTGCGTTTGCTCCCGACCAATTGATCACCGACGCAGTAGAACCCGCGCCTGCGGTGCCGCTGGTGCCGAACGCATTCTTCACCAGCGTGCAGCCGGAATCGTAGAGTGTGTGCAGGCACGTCGGTTGATAGACGTTGCGCGGCATGTCGATGTCGAGCAGCACCAGATCGGAATTGACGTTGAGCTTGGCGCTGGTGCGCCCGATTTCGTCGATGACGCCGAGCCGGCCCTTGAACAACAGCACCGATCCGATCGCCATGCCCCCGATCCGATCCGAGAAGAAGACGCGGTACCGGACGATCTCGGCGCCATCGAATGAGCCGTCCCGTAGCGCCTGCAGAAACGGCGCGCCGGCGGTGATGGTGTCGATCGAACGCGCCGCGATCGTGATCTGCTGCCGATCGACCTCGAGGCCGACTGACGCGCGGTATTTCAGCCCGTCGATCAGGATGGAATTCCCGAGATAGGTGTTGCCGTTGTAGCTGAACGTCACCTCAACGTTGGTGTAGCAAAGCACCAGCCCCGTCCGCAGCGTGAGGGTAAAGGCGTCCGCCATCAGGAGCGGCACATCTGGATTGGCGCGCGCGTCGTTCAGATAGGTGACGAGCGCGGTTGAAGTCGGCTTCATGGCTATGGTTTCACGCTGCGGAATTTCATGCTGTCGAGCCGCCAGAGGTGCGCCATGAATTCCTCGAAATCCATCCGATCGTCGAGAAAGCGGCAGTTGAACGCGTAGGCGAAGTCGGCCGAGATGGTCGCGCCGCCGCCCGGCGCGCTGTCGAAGGTCAACGTGTTCGGCGCCGTCAGGCTATAGCTGCTTGCTGACTGCACCACGCCGGCGAGATAAACATTGCTGATGCTCGTGACCCAACCGGCGGGTTCGAGGAAGCCGCCGAGCGAGCGCATCATGGTGAACGATGCCGTTGTGCCGTCGCCCGTGGCAAAGGCTTGCGCCGCGGCGGCGTTATCGTCCGGATCGGTGTAGAGAAACGTGCCGAACTGGCCCTGCAGCTGCAGGAAAAAACCCATCAGGTTTTGCAGGCTCGCAGCGCCGAGCCCGATAAAGCTTGGCGTCGCCGACGAGGCGAGTCCGTTATAGACCGTTTCGAACTCGTAGAGCGGATAGCTCATCAAGGCGACGCGCACCTCGCGGCCGGAGACGTGCGAAGCGACGCGGGTGGAGAATCCCGGCTTCTTGTGCCGCGACCAGGACAGCCCGGCGAGACTGGGCAGCGACGGCGGCGTGGTCATGCAGCATCCTCCTCGCCTCTCCTGCGAGGAGAGTTTTCACCAGCGCACGGTCCTCAGCCGCAGCGACTGCAGCGCGTAGAGCGTCGCCAGAAATTCTTCAGTGTCCGCGCTGTCGTCGTCGAAACGGCACAGAAAGTACCAGTGAAAGTCGGCCGTAACGGCAATACCCGATGCGGGCGCGGCGGCGAAACTCACGGTCGCCGCCAGCGGATTGGCAGCGACGGTGTACCCGCCGGCTTGCAGCACGCCGTTGAGATAGACGTTCGGCGGCGTGCCGATATTAGGCGGCACGATCTCCGCACTGCCCAGCGTTACGGTAAAAGCAAACGTCGTTGTTGTGCCGTCACCAACGCCAAGCGCTTGCGCGGACACCGGCGATAACGCCGGCGGCTCGAAATAGAACGACGCGGTCTCGCCTTGGCACTGTTCAAAGAAACCGAGGATGGTCTGCAGCTCGTTCTCAGGCGACAGCATACGCAAGACGTCGTAGTTCAGCTCGATCGCCCAGAGTGGGGTCACATATCTGGCGGCGCGCAATTCCCGGCCCGACACGTGCATCGCCGTGCCGGTCGCAAATACTGGAGCGAACTTGACCGACCAGCCGAGTGTCGGCAGCGCCGGAAACGTCGCGTACGATCCGGGTGCCGGCGGGTCGCTCGGCACGAGGGGCGCCAGAAACGGTCCCTTGCCGCCGACCCAGTTGCCGGCGGGCCAGTCACTGGCGTCGCCCCACACGCCGCCCAGTTGCGGAAACACGGGAAACGGCCGCGCGTCCCAGTTCCACGCCGACATGAACGCGGTCTGGATCATCGGCACGCCGGCCGCCGATGTTTCGTTATGACCGTCGGTCACCCAGTACTGGTAGACGGCCTGCAGCGCCGAGAGCTGCAGCGCGTCGTCGCGGCGCGGCCAGTATTGACCGGCAGTGCTTTGGCTCGGGTCCCAGACCGACCAGAACGGCGTTGCGCTTTCGACCGATGCCGGGCTGTAGAACACGTTCGGCTGATTGGTGCCGCGGTCGCACGCAGGAAAACCGTATTCCGCAAACGCTATCGGTTTTGACTGCGGCACCCATTCGGTGAAGGGGCCGTGCGGCGACCAGCCGGTGCCATCGCCGTCATCATAGATCGCCTGGTGCGCGTTGTTCCACCACCAGCGCAGCTGTTTGTTCGCCAGCAATTGTTGATTGGGGAAATAAGGATTGCGTGACTGGGCGAGCCGATCGCCCTGCGGTCGCGAGACTCGCAGGTCGGTACCGTTCGGATCGAGCCCGATGCCGAGATTGGTGCTGTCGTTATAGAACCAGTTGAATTTTTCGCCGCCTTCTACGTTCGCCTTCAAATAATCGATACTGTAGATCGATGGCTGACCGGTCAGACCGAGACCGCTGAACGTTGCAGAGGCCGGCGGCCAGGTGCCGCTTGGTGCCCGCGTGAGCCAGTTCTGCGCGTCGAGGCCGCCGTCGCCCGTGGTCCAGTCCGACAGCGGCAGATAGTTATCGAAGCAGACGAGATCGATGTTGTCATGGCCGTAGAGCTGATCGAGATGCGGCCATTGCCCGTTCTCGCCCGGATGCTGATAGCCCATCCACACCGACCAGTCGGCCGAATAGGCAACCAGATTGTGCAGGTTCACCGTATCCTTGGTCAGCCCGGCACCGTCGAACACGCCGCGTATGTCGTCGGCAAGCTGCGTGAGCCCCGCGACGAACGGATAATCCCACGTCACCTTGCCGTCGCTGCCCGTCGTCCCAGCCTTGGTCCAGGCCGGGCCACGAATGACTTCCAGACCGCGAAACTCCGAGCCAAGCAGGAACAGATCGACGCCGCCGGCGACCACGCACAGATTGGCGTAGTGCAGGATCATGCGCCGGTAGGTGTAGTCGGTCGAAGAACCCGAATACGCCACCGTCAGATTCGTCACATCGCGCGTGAATTGGCTCGCTGCCGCGCCGCCGAGAAAATTGTTCACCGCAGTCGTCGCGGCGCTGGAAATATCAGCTCCGTCGTAGGCGATGCGCCCGCGCCACGGCTCGCCACTCGCCGTCATCAGCACGAACGGGTAGAATACGACACGCAGGCCGCGCGACTTCAGGTCGCCGATGCAACGCACCAGCGACTGGTCCGATGGCGTGCCGCCGTAGATGAAGGCACCGCCGCTCTGCGGAATCGGAATGAGGCCCGTCGACGCCTGCGTCAGCCCCGAGCAGCGCCAAACATCGGACGCCCCCGAGGCTTGCTGGAAGCTGCCGTTGATGTAGGTGGTCGACGGATAGATCTGGCAGGCGGTGACGTCGGTCGAATTGCCGAACCAGGACACGACAAGCGACACCGTGGTGCAGCCCGGGAATTGCGCCTGTAGATTGTCGATCGCGATCGTGTAATCCGTGACAGTGCCGGCGCCGGCATTCGGCCCGCCGTTGGCGTAGCGATTGATCGAGGTGAGCGTCGACTCGGTGACGCGCCGGCCCAGATACGCAATCGTGTCGTAGGTGAACTCGCCGGTCGATGGCAGCAGATTGACGCCGAGGATGTAGGACATGAATGCACGCTCTATACCTTCCCTTGCGAGAGAGGGTGGACGCGCTCAATGGACGTCTGGGCTAGGAAAAGTTTTTCAAAATGCGGCTATTGCCGTAAGCTCGCCGGTGCGGCTACCGACGCGGGAACGCCGCAAACGGATCAAGGACAGCTACGCCGGTCGGCTCGAAATGCGCAACATTGCGCGTCACTACGGTGAGGCCATACTCCAGCGCGGTGGCGGCGATTTGTAGATCGGCGTCTTTACGAGCCAGCGCCGCGCTCAGTCGTCCCCAGCGACGGGCGGATGCGAGATCAAACGGCAGAACACGATCGCCATAGATGTTGAGCAGATCGTCGAGCCAATTCGCGAGCATCGAAGCAAAATCCTGCTCCTTGGCGCGCTGCAAGGCAACGCACCGCTCGATCTCGCCAATGCTGATGACACTGAGAAAAAGATCGCCAGGGCGCTGTCGACCGATCCATGCCACGACGTTGGCGTCACGCCGCCTTTTCGCCAAAGCCGAAAGTACGTCGGTGTCGACCAGAAACATCAGAATTCGACGTCACGTGGCGTGGTACCCGGGCGCTCAAACTCCACCTCGCCTTGCGGCATCGCCAGCAGCATTTCGGCGAAACTCGGCGCCTTGAGGTGCTGCAGCTTGCGCAAGCGGTCGTATTCGCCTGCATCAACGATGACGACAGCCGGTTTGCCGTGCTTGGTTACGGTCTGCGGCTTGCGCCGGGCTGCTTCGACGACTTCGCTGAAGCGATTTTTGGCATCCTGGACAGACCAGATGGTGCGCCGCATGATTGGGACTTTCTAGCTAGTTTATCTAGCTAGAATATGCGTGTCCACCGCGGCGATCAAGTCTCCTAAGCCCGCGCCCCGCGCAGCCCCAGATGTGCGCCGCGCTTCACCGCGTCGTTAATCGCGCGCAGCATGTGGTGCGAATTGTCGTTGAAGAAGCGCTTGACGCTCTGCGCGTCGAGCGCAGCCACATTGATGCTCACCGGCGCATGGACCTGTGCGCCGAGGCCCGCGCCCGAGAACGGACCGGAGCCCCGCGCCGGCGGAATGATCGTCTCGCCCGGATGGATCAAAGCGAGGCCGCCGCGCACCACGTAGTCGGTGCCGACATCGAAAATCGCCGCCGCCGACACGGACGCCTGCGCGGCGGCCGCGGGCCCGGCCGCCGCCGGACCCATGGTGGGCGCCAGAAAGGCGAACACGCCCGCGAAGGCCTGGCCGGCATCGGTCATGATCGCCTTGATGGCGTTCGCCGCATTGGCAAGGACGCCGGCACTGGCGGCGCCCTGCTCCGCCGCGGCGCGCGCCGCGGCGCCGGTGGTCGCCGCCGTGGTCTGCGCCAATTGCGCGGCGGTCCACTTCACCACCATGGTCTCGCACATTTCGATGAACTGAATGATCAGGTCGCCGAGAATTTTCTTGAACGCCTGCGACCAGGTCGTGGTGCCGGCCAAAAGGCCGCGCAGCTGCGAATTAAAGGCGGTCTCGATCGAACCGAGCGCGGACGTCCACGTGCGCTGCTGCTGGGCGATGGCCTGCTCGTCGAGACGAAGCATGTCGGTGCGGTGCTTGGCCTCAAGCTCGTCGATCTTGTTGAGCACTGCCTGCCGTTGCGCGACCGACAATGCGCCGATGCCCGCCTTCTGCTGCAGCAGCGCCAGCTCGGCCTCGTATTCCCTCTGCGTTTCAGCTTCGAGAAGGGCAAACTTCTGGTTCTGGGTGATCTCGAACTGATTGGCTTCCGCATTGAGCAGGATTTTCTGCTCGGCAAACGCCTGCCGCAGGATTTTGATTGGCGCGGCGAGGTCACTCAGCGCCTGGTTGACGCGCGCGATCCCGGCGAGAAAATCGCCGGTATCCGCGCCAAAGCGGATTTCGACCTGGTTGTCGTTGGCCATGCGGCGACCTCCTCAGTTCTCATTTGATCGCACCGCCCGGGAACATGGCGAGCAGCTCACGATAATCCGTCGACGGCCGCGGCTTCGGCTTGAAACCAAACGAGGCGGCAAGGAGCCGCCGCAGCGGCGGGTTCTCGCTCCACGCCCGACGCAGCTCTTCGAGGAACGGCATGTCGACCTGATCGAGCACCTGGTCGCGCGTCCAATTCAGATCGAGAACCAGTTCGGCGACGAGCGCGCCCCACGCGGCTGTCTCGAAGCGCTCGTCGCCTAGATTTCCCCCGTGCTGCCGGTCTCCACCTTCCGGCCGCCGGCCTGCTCGATCACCACCGGCAGCGCGGTAATGAGTTCGCCGAGCGGTATCGGCAGATCGAGGAACTCGTCGCGTGTCAGCTTGGGATGAGCGCGGCGCAAACCATGCCACAGCACCTCGGCCAGCGGCGTGAGCCGCTCGCCGGTCATCGTGTCCGCGGTGATACCGGAGAGTTTCGGCACGTGGTCGGCGATCGCCAGAATCTGCCGCAGCGACAGCGGCGCTATATAGAAGTCACGCCCGGCGAGCCGCACCGTGCGGGCTTGGGAAAGATCGAGGCTTTGGTCGATTTCCAGGCTCAATTGTCCGTCTCCCTATGCCTATGCGGCCGCCCTTTTCCACAGTTTTGGCCTTTTCCTCTATTAAGTGTGGAACATATTGATTTTTAAGATTTATATGGCATTTTCCACACTTAGAAATGAAGTCGGGCAATGCTGTGGAACACGTTATTTTTCAAGAGCTTAACGGTGATCAGCGGCGCGAAGCGATCAATACGCAACAGCGCTACGCCGCCTACCGCGAAGCTGCCCGGCGAAGCAACGATTACCGCGGGTCCATGAGCTGGAAGAAAATCCACGGTCGCGACTATCTGGTCCGCAGCTACTACGGCAAATCGGGCATCCGCCGTCAGAGGTCGCTCGGGCTTAAATCCAAGGAAACCCAGGTCATAAAGCGCGAATACGAGCGCGGCCGGCTGGATGCGCAGCAGCGCTTGAAGGACCTCAAAACCGTTATGGCTCGGCAAGCCGCCATCAATCGCGCGCTTGGCCTCGGCCGCATCCCGCTACCGGCCGCGAAGATCATACGAGCGATCGACGAAGCCGGTCTGCTCGGATCGGGAATCCGCGTTCTCGGCACAAACGCCATCTATGCCTACGAAGCGGTCGCTGGCGTGCGAATCGATCCCGGGCTGACCGCGACAGAAGATATCGACTTGCTGTTTGACGCACGCCAACGATTGAGCTTCGTGGCGAGCAAGGATGTTTTCCAGCCGTCGCTGCTGCGTTTGCTGCAAAAAGCCGATTCCAGCTTCCGCCGTCTGTCGGGAAAGTTCCAGGCGGCGAACCGGGAGGGGTATCTTGTCGATCTCATAAAACCGCTACGCAATCCACCTTGGACAAAAGAAAAGGAGCATATTGGCGCTTACGAGGACGATCTGACGGCGGCAGAAATCGAAGGACTCGCATGGCAGGAAAGCGCTCCTTCTTTCGAAGCCATCGCCATCGACGAACGAGGCGAAGCATGCCGCGTCGTGACGACCGACCCCCGGATCTGGGCAGCACACAAGTTCTGGCTATCGAAACGCAAGGACCGCGAGCCGGCAAAGCGGCGCAACGACGCGGCGCAAGCGCAGGCCGTAGCGCAACTCGTTGTCCAATATATGCAGCACCTGCCCTACGTGGTCGATGAATTGCGCATGTTGCCAAAGCGCGTCTTCGACGACGCAAAACCTCTTTTCGCCGAGCCGTGACGTCAAGCGGCCCATCTATTCGCTCAGACTGATGGTCCCGATGTTGTTCGAGGCGTCGGCGATGGCCTGGAAGTCGAACTCCGCGATGGTGAATTTCTGGTTGGAGAACGGCAGCGACAGCTTCGGCGCCACGCAGGCATTGAGCTTCACCACCAGGTCCTTCGCCGTCCCGAAATAATTGAACGTTTCCTTCAGCGACACTTCGAACATCGGCAGCGGGCCGGTAAGCTGATTGGCGAGGCTGATCTTGTTACCGGACGTAATTGTGTAGCTGTAATAGATCAGCACCGCAACGCCGTTATCAGCCGAAGCGAAGGTGTAGGTCCCGGGGCTTCCGGACGGTGCGACGTACTGGCCTTGCGCCGGCGAAGACGCGATCGGGGTGAGCTGCACGCCGGTCGTGGCATAGAACACACCGAAATCCTCGACGAAATTCGCGCCGTTGGCGACCGTGATCGCGGCCGAAGCGACAGTGCCGGTCTCGCCCGTCGTCATCTCCACCATGCTGTTCGCCGTCAGCGTCTGGCCGAGGAACAGATTGTTGATCTGCGTCGACTGCAGGCGAGCGAACTTGGCCTTGCCGGTGATCTTGAACTCGCCACCGCCGGCGGCGACCGCCATGTTGTACTGACCGAGCAGCGTCTCGATTTTGCGGTCGAAATCGAGCGATACGTCCTGCAAGGTGCCGAGCAGCGCCGGCGGCTGCCCGCTCACGTCGGTGCGCTTGCCGATCAGCGTGCCGCTGCCGAAGGCGAATTGGGTCATGGTGGTTCTCCTGGGTCGGAATGTGTGGGAAAGGCGAATCGCGAATGGCGAATAGCGAATAGCGAGTAGGGAAAACGCCCCTTCCTATTCGCTAATCGCCACTCGCTATTCGCGTTAAAAGGCTGCGCTTGCCGCTAGGGCAGCAAAATCTGGAACGGGATCGCCGCGACCGCCTTGCCGTCGGTATCGCCGGTGTCGATGAATACCGGGCCGAGCGGATAGCAGTGCGATACGAGGCCGCCAAGCGTCTGCTTGTTGCCGGCGAGCGCGTCGGCGCCGCTCGGCGCCACCGCAACGTCGATAGCGTCAAGCAGCGCGTTCATCGCGGTATCGGGAACGTCCTTCGGGTCCATCCCAGCCGACAGATAGATAAAGACGTGCGCGTTGATGGTGAGCGTCGGCAACCCCTCGGCCTGCCGGCCGCGCACCTCGCCGCTCTTGAGCATGGTCAGAAATGGCATCTGCGTCTCGTTGACCTGATCCCAATGCACGAAGCGCCGGCTGGTAGCGGTGAAATCGGCCGCTCCGGTAATGAGATCGAAGAAGGCAACGGAGATTTGTTCGCGGGTTGGCATTGCGGATACCTCAATATACGCAGTTTTCCAACGGCTCGACGGGCATCACAGCGGCTCCCACAAAACCGAGCTGCTCCTCTCTCCGGTCTCAAGGAAATGGAGCGCAACTTGCTCAAGCTCTTCAAAACTAATGATTTCTGCAGCTGGGACCGGCGTCGGCGTATCCGCAGTTAGGAATTCGACGTCGCCGTTCGTCATCGGTGGGTTGGTGGAATGCGCCATGAGATACGGCAAACTGCCATCGGATCGGCTGTGTTGGGCACATCCGACTTGCCCTGCGATACCAAGCATGATCTCAAAGCCGTTGTCTCCCGAAAGGCGAGCTAGAAATGGTGTATTGTGTCGTCTAGCCCGCAGCAGATCGGAAAGCTCCTTCTTGGACGTGATCGCGATATCGTTCATTGGATCTGATTCGTTTTGTTGATTCTTGTATCGAACGACAATCATGGGCCGATCCCTGTGAATTGAACAATCGTGTTGTCCGGGAGCACAACATTTAGAGTAGTGCCGGGCGCGAGCATCGTCGGAAGCAAGCGTTGGCAACTACTACAAATTTTACGATTGTTGATATAAAGCGTCCCTTCTGTAATCCCCTCTTGTCGCATAAGAGCCGCTGCATGTCCTTCAACATGGGAAAGTGTGTACCTGTCATAACCTGCAGTTCCTTGCATTGCTGCTGCTGGTCCAGCGTAGCCGCTTTGCAATGGGATAGGCGACCCTCCCGGGGTATACAAAATTCCGGAGGTTTTTTCGCCGGGGACATAAGGTGCAAGCTGTGGCGGTAAACCATCCGGGAATGGAAGGCTCGGCTGAGCGTTAATGGGTACCGGCGGCTTTGGCGCTGTACCAGCCTGGATTTGGCGGCACACCGGCACGCGGATGCTGGGCAGGGTCCCAGAAAAATTTGAGCAAGCCGCTGCGAATGAGTTCTCGAGCGCAACGCGCAATCTCGCCTCGGCTTTCCGCGCGTTTGCGCGAGCGGCGGCGGATCGGGAATTTGCATCTGCACGGCCAAAGGCCGCCATGGCGACGTCGCCACGATTGAACGCCGCCGCAATCAAAGCGAAGCCGCTCGCTTTCGCGGCAATGTTGATTGGAAGCCGATAGCGTCCAGTGAGTTCTTTGTTGAGTTCGACGAGGGGGCGAACTCTCCAAAGGGCATTTCCGGCGCCAGGCGGTTGCAGAATGGGAATGCCGCCGACAAAAACGCCGTCGACATCACACGATATGCCCTCGCTCCCCTGCTTTGCGGCAAGCGAAAAGACACGCAACCCCGGCATCGCGAGCATTGCGATCAGAGCCCATTGAGAAGTCGCGTGATGTGAAAGAAGGAAGCGCTAGCCGCCGCTGGCCACGTGCTTATTGGATGGCCTCTATGGCCGTAGCGGCTAACTCGTCACGGATGTCGTCCGCCATCTCGGCAAGCGACGTGCGCATGTAGCTTCGCTCTGGCATCGCGATCGCCGGCAAGTTCACGCGCGCGGCGAAGGCTTGCTTGCCCCCGACCAGGAATGCGAGGGCCTTCGCCTTGTCCGGTACGATCTCGTGCGGCGGGATCACGCCGCCAAATTCGTGGATGGCTGCGTATTTGACGTCGGCCGACGTGGCGAGGCGCACGGCGACGCCACCTGAGGTCTCCTCGATTGTCACGCCGATCGAGCCGGCGAGCGCCCCGCTTTTCATCTGCAACACCTCGCCGGACAGCTTCTGCCCGATCTTGGCTTGCAGTTTCGCGGCAAGCACGCCGGCCTTCGCGACGAGCGCCGCGCGGATTCGCTCCGGCATTGCGCCGAGTGCGGCTGTGGCGCTGTCATTAAGGGAGACATCAAACATTCGTTGGCCTACCCAGCCACTACGCTGCGATACGGATCGAGCGAGGTGCGGATGAAGTCCGGGACGTCTTTGAGGCTGTATGAGGCGGTCTGCTGGCCGGCCACGGTCTGCGCGCTTTGCCCGACCCGGGTGCGATAGCGGTAGCGCTCCGCGACCCATTCGATGCAGGCGTTGTTGATCGCGGCCGGGATGAAGCCATAGGAGAGCAGGACGACGGTGCCGGCATCGGCGGCGGCGAAGCCGTAAACCCCGCTCGACACATTATATTGTCCAGCGCCAGGCGTTCCGGCCACAGCGCTCAGCGCCACGCCATCGGCATAGGTGACGCCGGCGTCGCTCGCCCACGGCCCGAAAGGCGCCCCAACGGACACATTATAAGGCCCGGGTGCGCCGGGTACGGTCGCCCCCTCCCCTTCGACCGCGTAACCTGCGTTGTAAGCCGCAACAACGTTCTGTCGGCCGCGGCGAAACGACAGCTCAAACAGGTCAAGCGCCTGGGGGCGGCCTGGCGGCAAACCATCCCACGGCTCCAGCAGATAGCCGAGCGGGTGCGGCGCGCCGGTGGCCGGCGGCACCGCCGCCGGAATCGCGACGTTATCGATGGCAAGCGAGCTGATTTGCAGCACCGGATAATGCGAGAGGAACAACCGCATTCTGCCGTTGCCATCGAGTCTCTCGGTCAGCGCCCGCGGCGTGAGCGACGGCCGGCCGAGATAAGCCGTGATCGCGCCGCTCACATCGGTGATCAGCCGCGACAACAGCGCATCGTCGGTCGAGCCGATGCCGCTCGAGCCGGCGAGCCAGGTTTTCACGTCGGCGAGGATGGCAAGGTCTGAGGCGGCCATTGTGCCAGATCTCCGCTTACGGCTTTTTCGAAACCGGCCCACTGCGCCATGCGGGATGCATGAGCTTCGGCTTTGCTACGGGCGGCTGCCGCAATGCGGCGGCTGCGGGCGCGGACTTCGCCGGCGCGCTGGCGACGAATTCGACGAAGCCAAAGCATCCGATCAGCAGCGCGCCGATCTCGGCTTCGACGTCGTAGAGACCATCACGCGGTGCGATAGTGACGCCGGCAACGCACGGATCGCCGGCGCCTGGAGGCGCTTTCAGTTTCATGGGAAGGAATTCTCAGCTTGAAATATCAAACTCGTCATTGCCGGACTTGATCCGGCAATCCATGCGGCGGGCGGCAGCATGGATTCGCGAGTCAAGCCCGCGCATGACGTTGCGACTGGTTATCGTCAGGGTCGGGCCGCTACCCCGCGGCGATGTTGCTGATCACCGCCATCGAAGGCGGGAAATAGTGCTGCAGCACTTCGTCGGCATAGACGCCGGACTCGTAGCGGCGGGCGCGCGGCGGCCACTCGATCTGATAGTAATCCTGCCGGGTGCGAACCTGCATGACGTTGCCGATATTGGAGAGCGGATACGGCAAGGTGCGCGACGTCATCAGGATGGTGCCGGCCGGCATGTTGGGATGGATGCGGATATCGAGCGTCTTCGGCCCCGCCATGGAGAACTTGTTGAGATAGCTGCGCACCACCACGCCGCCGCCGAGCGCGCTCTGATCGGCGTCGAACACGAAGCGCTGCGCCGCGTTGACCCCGCCGGCCAGGATCTTGGCCGAAAGGTTCTGCGCGACCTGCGACGACACCCACATCGTGTCGGGCGACAGCCGGTAATTGTCCCAGCGGTTCTTCAGCGCGGCGTCGACCTCGACGATGCCGCCTGCGCCGTCGCCGGTCAGCGTCGAGCCGGTGCCGGCGGTGCCGGTCGCGAGATAACTCACATAGGCGTTCGAGCCGGACTTGAAGGCCTGATACAGGAGGCCGTCGAACACCAGCGCGTTGGTGGAGTTGTCGCTCGAGCCGAGCGAGGCCGCGGTCTGCGTGCCGGTTGCGTTCGCGGTGATGACCAGCGAATTGATCGTGGTGATCGCGCCGAGCACTTCCGAACCGGCCGCGCCCCAGAACCAGGCGTAGCCGAGCGCGCCGGGGACCGCCGCGACGGCGGCGGCGATTGAGCCGGTGGTGCCGGATGCAATCGAAACGGTGGCGTTCGCCGACTTGCCCGCGGCACCGCCGCCGAACGTGTCCGACGAGCCGTCGGCATTGCTGCGCGTGATCGCCCCTTGGACACCGCCCGCGATGCTGCCGTTGACAACGCCGTCGAGCGTAAGCGCCGCGCAGATCACACTGTAGGGACTCGCGGCCGCCGTGAGGCTGCCGCCGGTCGTCGACGGCACCAGCGTCGGCGTCGGCGTGGTGCCGAGCGCCACCGACGTGTCGCCGCCGAGAATCAACAGCTCCTCGCCCAGCATGCAGGCTTCGAGCCCCACCTTGGCGCCGATCGCCTTCACATCGTCAAAGCCCATGCCGGCATATTGCGCCTCGAAATCGACCGAGGTTTCGATGCCGATGCCCTTGTAGGCGGCGCTGTAATCGGCCGTCGACACCGCCTGCACGCCGCCGCGATTGCCGCCGGACACGCCGATGCGCAGTCCCGTGGTGTTGATCCCGGTCACCGCGCGCCAGTTGGCCTGGATGCCGCCCTTGCCGGAGACGCGCGGGATCTCGTTGCGGAGCGGCGTGAGCAGCGGATAGACGAACTTGGCGCCGGTCTCGAGGTCGTAGTAGGTCAGGCCCGAGGTCGGCGAATTGGATTCCGAAAATGTGCTCTTCGACAGCGGATCGCCCGGCAGCGGATTGGCGTGCGCCTTCTCGATCTCATGCAGGAAGCTCGATGCGTTGCTGAGCGCGGCGTTGTAGTCTTGCACCGAACGCGGCAGCGCCGATTTGGCGAGAACATGGGTAAGGTTTTGTTGATACATGTGTGTGGTTCCGTTCCTGTGTGGTTGGTAATGTCAAAGTTCATCCGTCATTCCGGATTGCCGCGCAGCGACAAGTCCGGAATCCATATTCGCTGACCTGTGGTTATGGATTCCGGGCTCGCGAGCTGTCGCTCGCGCCCCAGAATGACGGTCGGAGAGCCGACCTATCCCTGCCGCGGACGAAAGCCCGGAATGGCGCGCATCGGCTGCGACTGCGCCTTGCGAATGGCGGCATCGGCCAGCGCTTCGAGCGCGCCTGGCCGATCGAGCAGCGCTTCCGGCTGCTGCGGGAAAATCGCGTCCTCGGTTTTCTCGGCGACGCGCACCGACGTGGTGCCGAGCGGTAGCGGCTGGTCCTCGATCCTCTTCAACCGCGCGCCGAAGTCGTCCATGCGAGTCTGCAAGCCGCCGAGCGCCTTGGCCAGTGACTGCTGCAACGAGCGTTCGAGGCTCTTGGCCAGTTTTTCTGTCTCGCCGCCGTCGACGAACGCGTCGCCATGCTCGCCGGCCTGCGGCGAAAATTCCGGCTGCGGCCCGACATTCGCTCCAGGGATATGCGCGGCGGGGCAGCAATCCGGATCGAGTGCAACAAGAAGATCATGGCTTTGTTTGATGCGCGCCTTGTCGGCCTTGGAATGGCGCACGCCGACTTTGCCGATTGCCTCGTCATTGCGAGAAGCCCCAACGGCGCGACGAAGCAATCCAGATTCGGATGCGCCAAACGCTGGATTGCTTCGCTCCACTCGCAGTGACGCTTCGGAAAGCGGTTCATGCCAATCGCCCGCCTTGAACTTGCGCAACTCGGTCGAGCCGTCGGCCTTGACCACCGCGAAGGTTGCTTCCGGAAGGCAGGGGTGGTCGACCAGCGAGACTTCCACCGGCTCGGCCGTGTAACGCATGAGCTTCGGCTCATCCGGATCCGGCCAGCGTTTCAGATAGCGGCCGCCCTGGGAAAAGCCGGTGTAAACGCCCTCCTCCACCTTTGCCCATTCGGCATCGTCGACCACCTTGCCGCAGATTTCGATACGCTTGTGCGCGTCATCGTAGGCAATATCGACGAGCTTGCCGGCGGCAATGTTTGAATGCATGGCGCGCAAATTGCCGAAGCTCTTGCCGTCGGTCGCGTCGGCGAATTTCTGCGACCATTTCTGATAAAGCGGCTTGGTCGAAGCGTAATCGCACACCTCGCCGGCGATATCCGGCACCTCGGCGGTGACGACGCCATACACCAGCCGCCGCGCCGCATCGACCTTGGTGATCGGAATGAAGATATTCATGTCGTCCATCGGATGCTCCTCATGAATGGTCCGCAGCTGAGCGCACGCGTCGGCGGTCAGCGCACATTGCGCACCGACCGCTCGGGGGCCGCTCGCATTATTTGGTCACTTGGGGCAACGGCCCGCGCTAGGTCGGGTCGGCCTCGTCCTCGTCCTCGTCCTCGTCGAGCCAGGCGAGTTCAAGGTCGGGGGAGGCGAATTCTTCGGCGATGATTTCGTCGATGAGGTCCTAGCCCGGTTACGATTGGTCTTGCGAGTTCCGCTGCTCAGTCTTTAGCCCAGACACGAAGCGTTCGTTGTCCTGGACCATCTCAAAGGCTTGCGCCGCGCTCAGCACCTGGCTGGCTTGGGGATCAAATACCACACCCGAAGTAGCGCGAGCATAAGCAGCCGCCGCCATGCAAGCCGCCTGCATCTGAGTGTGGTCGCCTTCCCAGAGCAACTCAATTGCGAATTTCCACTCATGACCGAATTGAATGTTGTCATAAGTTTCGATCAGTTCTCGCGGACTAACATGGAAGCATTCGAAACCTGTCGGCTCCGTGCGCAAGATTGACGGCAGGAAGCCATTCATATCCGAAAATGACTCATGCTGGGATAATCGAAGCTCAAAACCTTCACTATCAATTGCCCCTTGCCATTCAGAGATCGAATTGAGCTGCATATCGGACAGCACGCAAATCTCCATGGACATTCAACTCCTCCATTGCCCCCCAGCAAACGACAAACCTGCAAGCTGACTGCGGTATTTCAACACAACGCCGCATTCTACGTTTATTTCAAATACATAGGTGCCGGTCGTCGTACCTGTCTTAGCTCGGAGTTCCCTTACTCTCCACGGCTCCAGCCGTGGGATTGTCAAATGTAACGTTGCCGTCGGCATTGTAGGTTTTGACAACCAGTCTAGATTGAGCGCCTATGTCCGCTCGAACCTCTTTGGCTGGCGAATTGCCGTTCCCATCCGCATTTGCCTCGATCGGCACGTAGCCCGTGGCAGTCAGCACGATCGCCCGGTGGGCGGCAGCGTTGGCGTAGGGGTTAAGCCCCAGCACATCGCGCATTTCGTTGAGGGTGAGGGCGCCGAGTTTGACGCGGCCTTCGAGGACCGCCTCCATGCCCTTCGGGTCAGCTTCGTCTTCGTCGAGCCAGGCGAACTCCACCCTTCGTCCTCGTCGGCCACAGAGCCCTGAAAAATTCAAACTGAGACACTACCCGTCCGGTAGGTGGGTTGACGGACGCCGAAGATCAATTCGACTTTGTTGAACGCCGCCGCATGAAGCTCTCCAGCGCCGCTTTTGCGTCGGGCGACTTCACTGCGAGCTGATCGACATAACTTCGCAGCATCGCTTGCATCGCTGGCCGGCGCCGCTCAATCTCGTGCGCGATTTTAAGTGACTGCTCTGGAGTAAAAATCTTCGCTTCCTGCTGATCAAAGATGACGCCCTCCGTTGCACGAGCGTAGGCCGTCGCGGCCATCCACGCCGCTATTTCTTCGGCGAAATCGGAGGACCATGTAAACGCAATGGCATATGTCCAATTGCCTCCGAAGTTGACGTGATTATACGTGCCCTCGATTTCGCTAAAATCATGTACTCCATATTCAATACTTGTTTCTTCGTCGCGCAAATAGGCGACGAGGTTGCGTTCTGGGCCGGCAGCCGATAGCCGCAAAGGAAATCCTTCAGCGCTGATGGACTTCTGCCATTGCGCTATCGATTCGAGTCGATCGTTGCAGAGAACGCATAAATGCATTGCCATTTGGGCTACTCACCTCGTTCTCAAATCGTCTGGCTTTTTAAGACCGCTTCGTCAGTATAGATGACGATAATCGGCACGTCAGGTCCTGCCCCGGTTGCCGCGCGAAGCTCCTTCGCTCTCCATGGATCGACCCCTCTATCACCAGTTTTTATATCATAAATCGCGACGACATCGCCGCTGTCATTTCGCAGAACAATGTCTGGCCTGACGCTTTTCTTCCAATTCGAGAAACCAGGCGGCAAGTCGAACGAACGCTCAACGTCCATGGGCTCGGGAATGGTGGCTGCAATTACGGCAGCTGCAAAGGTAAGACGTACAATAATTCCTTATTTCTAAGGTTTCCCCGGCAGACGCTCCAGTGTTTCAACAGTGTCCGCATAAATTTGCGCCAGCTGCTTCGTTACCTCATCGATCCGTGAATTGCCCGTGAGGACACTGCTGATATCGGGTGGCGTCGCACTCGCGTATTGAACTCCGGCTGGCCCGCGGCTCGCATCCGTTTGCGTTGCCGTTTCCAAGGCGACGTGTTCGGGTCTTGGAGTTCCCTCGGGGAAATCAGCCGAGCCGCTAGTCCCCCGATCCTCCGTCATCGTCCCTCGGTCGAAACTGGCCGCCCACGCCACCGGGCGTGCGAGCGGGCCATCCGGGATGTTTAGGATCGTCGGTAGCCGCTTTCAGGACAGAAATATTCTCACCTCGCGGCTCCGTTTTCACTTCCTGCCCCTGGCGAGTGCTGCACACTCCCCGCCCACCCGCATTCGCCTCGATCGGCACGTAACCAGTGGCGGTCAGCACCATCGCCCGGTCGGCGGCAGCGTTGGCGTACGGGTCAAGCCCCAGCGCATCGCGCAT